AGGAAAAATATCCTGTCTCGCAAGGCGGTGACGCCCAGGTGTTGGCGAAGAAACCAGACTATAGAGTTAAGGAGCCAGGATCAGGAACAGGGAAACCAGGAACAGGAACAGGAAGAGGGGAAACTAAAGTAGAAATAGAGAATATGGCAAAAAGAAAAGCGATCGTGGATCATTTGCAACCTATTTATGATGCGGCGAAAAAAACGGAAAAAGGGGCGGTTCTGCCGGCGCATTGGAAATTTAAAGAGATAGAAAACATTGTGGCAAAAAATAAGGATCTTTTTCCCGATGGGTTGGATACTCGTACGCTGGCCCAGATATTATGGGGAAGTAAGTCTGGAAAACATAGGGTCAGCTTTCCTATTGATGCGCCAGTAAAAAAAACAGCCCAGCTTCAAAAAGATATAGCAAAGGAAACAGGGGAGAGAGCAGGTGGACAGGTACAGACCATATCACGGTCTTTTCCCAAGGAACTGGACACCATAAAAAAAGTGAAAGAGTTTTTCAACTCACAGGGAATTGACTTAAAAAAAATAAATAAATTAGTTCCTAGGGAGACGGCTACCTTTGAAAATTTAACCAAAGGACAAAAAGCCTTATATAAGTTTTATAATGAAGATCCCCTTCTTCAAAAATATTTTAAAACAAATCTCTTGATGTATGATGAAGCAGGAAGATTTACTAAAAAATCAGGAGAGCTTGCTAATCCTATAATTGTCCAAAGATCACATATTGATAGAACTATTAATCCAAAAGACCCTTCTTTTAATTTTCAAGGAATGGATACAAGTCAGGTAAAATTACTGGGAGCAACGGTCAATACTAAATTACAACCTGATTTGGAATGGGCGTTAGCCACTCATATTAAAAATAAGAATGTTAAAAACAGCAAAAGAATAATCAAGGATATGGAAGATGTTTTTATAGGAACAAAATTAAATGATACTAAACAAGGGTTTCCAAAATTAAATAATGATGATTATAAATGGCTTATAGAAAATAAAATTGTGGATAAACCTCAATATAATAACTATGATGAGATTGTTTTTGGAACAACAAAACAGCCTGATACGGCTGAACTTCTACAAGGAGAAATGATAGCGAGAAAAATGAATTTGGCGAAAAAAAAATATCGAAAAGAGAAAGCAGCGGAAGGCGTAAAAAGGAATCCTGGTGGTGATTTTTATAAAATGCTCTCTGGAGGTGGCATCGTGAATGCAAGCGACGTGGTCTACCGTTCTTATGGTAGTCCTCCAGGAGGAGAATTTACCAATCCCCTCAACATAACGGGCGAAGAGACGTTTGACATTGACGACTATCAAAAAGGAATTGGCGGGGAATACGAGGACATAATCGACTTTGACATTTTCATGGGCGACGATCAGGCCAAGCTGCAGCAATTGCAGGGGGAGAAGGATCTCGTGCAACTGGCAATGGCGCCGGGAGCGAAGGACTTTTTCTTCAAGCTGTTCGGCAAGCCGGCGGAGTATCAACTGGAGGGCATCACCAAGAAGGAGCTCGCCAACCTGACCAAGAAGCAGAAGGGCATTCTGGCTTCAATCGGACAGAAGGCAACCGACATAGATCCGGGCAAGGTGTTCTATTCCAACCTGGAACTCTCGCTCGGCAAAAAGGGCGCGCCGGAATCCTTTGCAAGCGAAAAGGAATTTTTTGACTACGTCAACGGCAACGGCATCTCCTTTGATGAGATTTCTGACGCCAGGGTGGGACCCTATGTCAAGGCGCAGGCCAAGGCGGGAAATCCAATCCTCACACAGGACATCCTGGAAATTTCATCCCAGTCCCCGCTCAATAATCTGCGATCAAAAAGCTACGGCTTTAGGTCCGAGAAGATGGACGTGGCGTCAAAGGACATCATGAAGGCACACGCTGATGAGGTTGTAACAAAAAAAGGGGAGCCTTATCACCGCAGGGCGAAATACGGAAGTGACTCAGGCATTCAGCCTGGGTATGTTGACGGGACGTACCGCGAGCGCGTGCTGTTCGTGGACAAGGACAAGTTCAGGGGCGATCCCGGAACAAAGCCCCAGAGCGGACACGGGTTTGATGAGGACTACGTAATCGCATGGTCAAGATTAACAGACCGTGACGGCATCATCCGTCAGGGTGAAATCGTCGATGCGGATACGGGAAAAATAATTAATCAGTTGATGATTCAGGATCGAACGAAACTGGATCAACTGGAAAATAAAGTAAAACGACTGCAAGGAATCATCGGGGGGACACCGCAGGACTTGGTGGAAAAATCAGGAGGCAGGATGCCTCTGGCGCAGGCCGAGAAGAACATGGCGCAGGCGCAAAAGGAATATGATAAGAGTGTTGCTGCCCTTCAGGATGAACGAGTTAAACTAGAGAAAAAAGCGGAAGTACCTGGAGAGCAGGAAATTCGCATGACAATGGCGCAGGAGATTCAATCGGATCTTCAGCAGCAGGCGACACGGTTCGGACGGCAACTGGCCTTGAAGCTGGAAGTGATGGCGGAGCAGGGACTCCCTGTCGAGCAGATGGCCGAGGGCGTGCAGAAGGAACTGATGCAGCATTTCGAGAAGACAGGGGGCGTGGCACGTCCGGTGGGCGCAACCAAGAGGGAATTGATGGAGCAGTACGAAGAGCTCATGAACATCAACAAGATGTTAGGGGACATTTCCAAGAAAAGACCGTATGAAATTCAGCCGCAGGACCTGGCGTTCTATGAAAGCGTGAAGCCACGGCAGATGGAAATCATTGACTCGATGGCGGATGACATCAGCAAGGATCTGATGAAGCAGCTTTATCCTGACATTCCGCTCAAGGACAGAAGCAACTGGATTGACGCGATCATCAAGAGAGATTTGTACGAAGCGGCGCACCGTCTTTTCGTGGAAAAGGATGCAAACGCACCAACATACTTCGGGGTGAACAGCGGCGATGAGGTGGCGAGGGCGTGGAGTCAGGAAGGAAGCACGGCGACCAGCGCGGCAGACCGCTTGAAGGATAAAAACACAAGGACAAAAAGATACAAGGATGAATTGCGGGAGGACATCAACACCGATGTGGAACTTGAAGGAACCAAATACAAGGGCGTGGGAACGCACGAAGCCTACGGCGGACCGTTATCCGTGACCGAAGAGGGAAAGCACTATACGGGAGAGGCGGAGAGAAGCTTGAGAAAATTAGCTAATGACAATAACTCCAAATTAGTTATTATTAACGCAAAGACTGCCAGTGGAAGAGGAAACAAGGTATATAACATTATTGACCAGGAGACAGGAGACATTTTAGGAAATGGAGCTACCTTTAACCAAGCGGAAAGAATCGCGAATGATTTGGTGGATGCAGAAGGCAGACAGCGTCGCACTACCATTAAAAAGGGGACAGATAGAAAATATGAAACAACACCTATTTTTGGTATAAAGTTGACACCAGAAATGCTACAATTAAGCAAAGCGTACCAATAAGGATTTTACATGGCAATAGACAAGGACTTGGCATTTAACGAAACAATCAAGCAACCGCAAGGACCGGTTGACATCGACATCACGGAGTCCGTCTCGGACGTGCAGATGATGGAGGACGGCTCGGCCATTATTGGGGAACAGCCCCAGGATCAAGGCATTCAGTTCGGATCAAACCTAGCGGAGTTCATTGACGAGAATGACATGCATAAAATATCAACAGAGTTGATCGGAAAATTTGAAGAGGACAAGACATCAAGGAAGGAATGGGAAAACACCTATACCAAGGGACTGGATCTTTTGGGATTTAAGTTTGTTGAACGCTCGCAACCGTTTCAGGGAGCAAGTGGCGTTACCCACCCTGTTCTGGCGGAATCGGTGGTGCAGTTCCAGGCGCAAGCCTACAAGGAAATGCTTCCCGCAGGAGGACCTGTTCGAACGGAGATTGTGGGAAAAGATGATTTAATAAAACAGCAACAAGCGCAACGCGTGCAGGACTTCATGAACTATCAGATTATGCACGTGATGGAAGAGTACGATCCTGAACTGGATCAAATGCTGTTTCACTTACCTTTAGCAGGATCAGCCTTTAAAAAAGTTTATTTTGATACGGCGCTCGGACGCGCTGTGTCCAAGTTTGTTCCAGCCGATGATGTGGTTGTTCCTTACACGGCAACCGATCTTATGAGCACGGAACGCATTACGCATGTGTTGAAAAGAACTAAAAATGAAATTCGCAAGATGATTGTGAGTGGATTTTATAAGGACGTTATTGTGGAAATATCGGATCGCAAAGATCCTGTCGAAACAAAAGAAAAAAAATTAGAGGGGATGGAAAAAGTCAGTTATGAAGAAAATGAATATACACTTTTAGAAATGCATGTTGACTTGGATGTTCCAGGATTTGAAAACAAAGATGGAATTAAGCTTCCGTATATTATAACCGTTGATGAAGGATCAGGAGATGTTTTATCTATTTATAGAAACTACAAGGAAAATGATCCGTTGTTCAAAAAAGAACAATTTTTTGTCCACTTTAAGTTTTTACCCGGCCTTGGCTTTTATGGCTTTGGTCTTATCCACATGCTCGGGGGACTTTCAAGGACGGCGACTTCCGCCCTTAGACAACTTATCGATGCAGGTACGCTGTCCAATCTCCCTGCCGGATTTAAAGCTCGAGGGTTGCGAATTAGGGACGATGACAATCCCCTTCAACCAGGAGAATTCAGGGATGTAGACGCACCGTCCGGTGATCTGCGTGCAGGCTTGATGCCTCTTCCCTACAAGGAACCAAGCGCAACTTTATTTCAACTGTTAGGTTTTGTTGTTCAGGCGGCAACGCGTTTTGCGACAGTAGCCGATCAAAAGACAGGGGAGAATGTCGGACCGAATGCTCCCGTTGGCACAACGATGGCATTAATGGAACGGGGTACAAAAGTTATGA